GACATGGAACACGCAATGATAGGTCTAAACAATGGCCAAGTTGCTGGTAACGGTTCAACAGCAAGAGAATTAGCTTCTTGTCAAAGTTGGATAGCTACTAACGATGTCTTTAATTCATCTGGTTCACCAAATGGTGCTTCACCAACTGGTAATGGAACTAATGCAAGAACTGACTCAGGTACAGCACAAGCATTTACAGAAGCAATGTTCACAAGTGCTTTAGACTTAATTTTTGAGTCTGGTGGTAATCCTGACACTGTTCATGTTGGAAGTTTTAACAAAAGAAAAATGAACGCTTTTAATGGTAGAGCAGACGCTACTAGAAGTGTTGTCGATAACAACGGTACTATCAATGATTACTTTGATGTTTACCGAGGTGACTACGGCACATTAAAAGTTATTCCAAACAGATTAGTAAGATCAAAAGATTGTCTAATCCTAGAGTCTGATAAATGGGCGATTGGTTATTTAAGACCATTCACTACACAAGATTTATCAGTAACAGGTGACTCTCAAAAATCACAACTAATCGTTGAGTACACACTTGTTAGTGAAAATGAAAAAGCTAGTGGTGGTGTATTTGATTTAACTACTTCGTAAATTTTAATTAAGGGGAGGGGATTATTCCCCTCCTTTTATTTATATGTGATTAACTTCCCAACAAGCATCACCATTAATAGTTTCTGCAAGAAATTTATGTTGGTTTAAAACTCTATTAAGTGGGTCACTTATCCAGTGATGATGTTCGTTATCCCAAAGAAAACCACCCATACCTTGGGATTGTAAATAAAAAGAAGCATCGTCACCTGATTTATTGTTTGGGTGACAAACAAAAAATGTTTTTGTTTCTGTATTATTAAAAATTTCAGAAATAACTTCACCTTTAATATAAAAAGAAATATTAACATCGTGTTGTCCGTCACCATCATATTTTTCAACACGAACATTTGAAACTTTATCATTAAAAGTATTGTTTTTAAATTGATCTTTAACAAACTTAATTAATATTTTTTGTAATTTTGATTTAGTCATTGTTTTATCCTTTTTGTTTTAAACGGGGATTATTCCCCACCTTTGAATTGATTAAATAAATCTTCTTGCATTTTTTTTGTTTCTTCCATTCATCAAAAGAAATTGTTTCAAGGCCATTAGCTTTTCTTGAATACATTTCTTCATCGTAGTTATCTTGTTCAGTTTGACCAACCCAAACATTATTTACATAAGCCATAATTACTCCTTTTGTTTATAACGATGTTATACCCTATAACAATGTTATATGTCAAATAAATAATTAATAACCCTAAAAAACCTAGGAAATATGCCAAATTTTACTAAATTTAACCAAGCCTTTAATCCAGCCGATGTGCAGGAATTCTTTCATTATGACGAAGCGGAAGATAAGTCTATTATTTATAAAACGCAAAATGTGGAACCTATTTTAAATATGAACAAAATAGAAATGAACCACATTGATCAAAGCGGTGATATAATGAAACATGTTGCTTGTATTCCTCGCATAGTAATTGATCAATGGCGTAAAGAAGGAATTAATTTTTTTGATAAAAACGATTGGCCAAAAATAAAACAAAAATTAAACAGTAACGAATTTATGTATTTTAGAACACATCACGGAGAAATTTAATGGCATTAGATACATTTGCAAATTTAAAAACATCAATAGCAAATTATTTAAACCGCGATGATCTAACATCTTACATACCTGATTTTATTGCATTAGCAGAAGCAAGACACGGTAGAGATTTACGTTTACGTATTATGGAAAATGTAGCAACAGCAACCGCAACAGGTGGTCAAAACTATATTGATTTACCAACTAACTTTTTAGAGTTTAGATATGTTGCGTTAAACACATCACCAAAAATAGTTTTACGGTATATGTCACCTTTTGAATTAACAAAAAATTATGGTGGTGTTACAAGTGGAGAACCTATCTACCAAACAATTATAGGTGAAAAATTATACTTTGGTCCTACTCCTGATAGTTCATATTCTATTGAGTGGGCCTATTATTCTAAACCAACAGCGTTAAGTGATGACAATACAACTAATGCTATTTTAACTAACCATCCTGATTTATATTTATATGCATCGTTATTAGAAAGTGCACCTTTTTTAATGCAAGATGAACGATTAGGTGTTTGGGCAGAATTGTATAGGGAAGCTGTAAGAGTAGCGAATACATCTGATGAGTCTGGGCGACATTCTTCGGGCCCGTTACAAATGACAGCTAAGAGTGTAGGATGATTGAGTTCGGTCAGTTAATGTCTGACATGCCTTCTTTTCAAAATAGAGGAAGCATGAAAGTGGACAATGTTATTCCTTTAGCAAAAGGGTATAAATCTTTTCCATCATTTACAGAATTAACAACAACAGCTTTGACAGGACCAGCCGTAGGATTACATACGCAACTAAGTGCATCAGGCACAACGAACTATTGCGGTGATGCAACAAAATTGTATCAAATGAATTCTAGTATCGTCTTTGTCGATAAATCCAAGGGGGGTGGCTATAATAATTCAACTACAGAAAATGCTCGTGACTTTTGGTCCTTTTGCCAATTTGGTAACAGAGTTATTGCTACTAACTTTGCTGATAATATTCAGTCTTTTGTAGAAGGAACATCAACAGCTTTTGCCGATTTAGTTTCACTAAAAGCTAAATATGTTGCTGTTATAAGAGACTTTGTTTTTGCTGGATACACAAATGAAAGTGGCACCACATACTCAAACCGCGTAAAATGGTCAGGGATAAATGATCCTACCACGTTTACCCCATCACAGACTACGCTTTCTGACTCCCAAGATTTACCAGACTCAGGTAATATACAAGGCATAGTAGGAGGTGAAAGTTTTGGTGTTATCTTTACAGATAAAGCAATTTTTAGAGCAGACTTTATTGGTGCACCTTTAGTATTTCAATTTTCTAAAGTAGCAGATAATATCGGGGCCTTTGCACCTAAGTCAATCGCAAGTGTAGGTAGTGATGTATTCTTTTTATCACAAGATGGATTTTATAAAATTACTAACGGTTCAAAAATTACACCCATATCTAAAGGTAAAATTGATGAATTTTTTTTTACGGACTTATCGTCAAACTTTGACGGAATATGTTCGGCTATTGATACTAACAACAGCTTATATGTTGTTTCTTATCGTGGTTCTGGTGCTACTGGTTCTAGTACAATTAATAATAAAATGGTGGTTTATAATTATGCAACTGACTCATGGTCCACATGTTCAGGGCAAGATTTAGACTTTATAGGTACAGCTTCCCAAGAAGCATTTACAACATTAGAAAGTTTAGATGTATTAGGGTCATTAGATGATTTACCTAGACCGCTTGACTCATATTATTATCAAGAAGGTGTTCTTGGTTTAGCAGGATTTTCGAGCGCTAAAAAGTTTGGTAAATTTATGGGTGGGTCAATGACCGCTACCGTTGATACAACAGAGTTTGAAGGTGCTGAAGGTAAAAGATCAACGTTAATTAACGCACGTCCAATTGTAGACGCGAACGGAGAAAACACGACAATAACAGTTACACCAATCTCTCGTTCCTCCCAAGCAGACACATTAACTACAGGAAGTGCCGTAACCGTAAAAGCATCAGGTGATTGTCCTTTACGTACTAATTCAAGGTATCACCGATTAAGAGTTATCGTAAATGGAAACTTTACGAATATGCAGGGTGTTGATGTCGAAGCAAGACCCGAAGGAAAACGATAATGGCTGGCCAGTTTCAAGCTGTTCCGTTATCTAATCCAGTAGCAGAAGATCATCGACGACAAATAGCCATTGTTACAAACAACTCCTTAGATGGAAAATTAAACAGTACAGGTTCAATAACCTTAACAGCGTCAACAACGACAACAACGTTAAATGATAAACGTTTAGGTGGTGATAGTGTTATTGTATTTATGCCAACAACGTCAAACGCGTCGGCAGGAATAACCAGCTTGTATGTGTCCGCGCAAGGAAAACAAACCGCAACTTTAACGCATGCAAACAATGGTCAAACAGATAGAACGTACAAATACATCATCATCGGATAGAATAATTTCTTATGTCCCTCCTAAGAATGTTCATATTATATGGGGGCAAGTAGAACCGTTATTATTGAAAGCGGTCATGTATGATGACTTTTCGTATAATGGTCAAAACTTATTAGACGGTATCTTACAAAAAGATATGCAGTTATGGATAAGCTGGACACATAAAGTAGAGTCGGCCGTTCTAACGCAAATAATAGAGTATCCTAAATTTAAAGTATGTCGCTGGTTCTTAGCTGGTGGTTCTAATATGAAAAAATGGTTAAATCAAATGACATCACAAGTAGAGGATTGGGCCAAAGATAATAACTGTAAACGTATCGAATTAGTCGGACGTAAAGGATGGATAAAAAAATTAAAGGATTATGAAGCTAAACATATTGTTATGACAAAGGAATTAAAATGAGTAAAAGTGCAGGAACGCAAACAACACAAACAATTACGGAACCTTGGCAAACACAAGCACCGTATTTAGAAAAAGGATTTCAACGCGCGGAAGAATTATTTAATTCTGATGTACCTAATTATTACCCAAATCAAACTTATGTTCCTTTTGCCAATGAAACAGAGACAGCGTTACAATTAGCAAAAGCAAGAGCAACACAAGGTAATCCGTTACTTAATAAATCACAAACTTACGCAGACAATGTAATGAGTGGTGCATTTCTTAATCCATCAACAAACCCGTATTTAAATAATTTATTTAACACAATGTCGGATAGAGTAACCGCAGGCGTTAACTCCAACGTTTCACAAGCTGGACGTTATGGTTCCCCTGCACATACAGGAATGGTAGCAGACTCTTTAGGTAATTTAGCTAATCAAGTGTATGCCGATAATTATAACAGAGAACGTGCTGTTATGGACTCTATGTCAATGAGAGCACCAGCATTAGGTGAAATGGATTACAACGATATAGCTAAACTACAAACTGTCGGTAGTGCTAGAGAAGAATTAGCAGAAAGACAACTTGGTGATGCGATGAAACGATTTGAATTTGAGCAACGTAAACCATACGAAAAACTACGAGAGTATCAAGCAAGTGTTGGTGGTCCTTTTGGAACATCACAATCTACCATAACACCAATGACAAGAAATCCTATTATGGGAATACTAGGCGGTGCTTCTAGTGGTGCTGGTATTTACGATATGATTAATGCTACAGGTTCGGCTAATCCATACTTAATGGGTGGTGCTTTACTCGGTGGATTAGGAAGTTTTGCATAATGGGTGCATTAGAAAAATTATTATTTCCTGATTTAACAAATAATCCTACAGCAAATTTACTAGGTATTGATGCAGTAAGACGAGCAAGAGGGAGAGGGTTATTAGATGCTGGATTAAAAATGACAGCTTTAGCTGGTAAAAGACCAGCAACAGAAAATATTAATCCTGCAATGATTTTACAAGCTGGCGTAGAGTCAGGAATGAATACTTATGATAATTCAATTAATAGAGCAACACAACAATTACAAACAACAACAGCTTTAGAAAGTGAAGCACAAGCAAAAGACACTTTTAATAATTTAATTGCAAGTAATTTTTTAAATAATGAAGAAAAAGCATTTGCTTTAACATTAGGACATAAAGAAGGCGCTAAGTTTATTGCTGATCTTTACATGAACAAACAAAAAAATTTAGATAAAGTTCCTAGTGTAAAAGAAATGATAGTAATGAATACGGAAACTAATCAACCCGTATTAAAAGACGATGGTTCACCATTAAGAGAATATGTCAGTGTTAAAGATATTTTAGCTAATCCAAGTAAATATCAAATACCAGATAAAGAAGGAACCTATGCTAAAAATAT